AGTGCGACGAGCGCACGGCCGCGCAGGGGGCACGCAACGACCAGTGGGTCAGTTCGCGCGACGATCTGCAGGCCAGGCTGTTCATCGAGGATTGCAAAATGTGGGCGAAGGTGATGGATCTCGCAGCCAAGGATCTCGGCGAGGTCGTCATCGACCCGAAGGCGAAGCTGACCGCCTACGTGCTGGAGTTCGCCTCCGGCAAGCGCATCCACAGCATGAGCAGCAACCCGGACGCCCAGGCTGGCAAGCGCGGCGGCCGCGTGCTCGACGAGTTCGCCCTGCATCCGGATCCGCGCAAGCTGTGGTCGATCGCTTACCCCGGCATCACCTGGGGCGGCAATCTGGAAGTCATCTCCACGCACCGGGGCTCGCACAATTTCTTCAATGAGCTGATCCGTGAGGTGCGCGAGAAGGGCAACCCGAAGAACATCAGCCTGCACAGGGTGACGCTACAGAATGCCCTCGACCAGGGCTTCCTGTTCAAGCTGCAGCAAATGCTGCCGGCCAACGACCAGCGTCAGGCGATGGACGAGGCCACTTATTTCGATTTCGTCCGCAGCGGCTGCGCAGACGAGGAATCGTTCCAGCAGGAGTACATGTGCAACCCGGCCGACGACGACACGGCCTTCCTGGAATACGACCTGATCGCGGCGTGCGAGTACGGCGCAGACGCCGATTGGCAGCGGCGCGAGACGGGGCGGATCTATACCGGCATCGACATCGGCCGCAAAAAAGACCTGACGGTCGCCTGGCAGGTCGAAGTCGTCGGCGACGTGGCGTTCACCCGGCGCGTCGAGCGGCTGCAGAACATGCGAAAGTCGGACCAGGAAAAGATCATCTACCCGATGATCGCCGAGAGCGACCGCACGTGCATCGACGCCACCGGCCTGGGTATCGGCTGGGCCGACGACGCTCAGGACAAGTTCGGCACCTACCGGGTCGAGGCCGTGACGTTCACGCCCAAAGTCAAGGAAGAGCTGGCTTACCCGGTGCGGTCCAGGATGGAAGATCGCAAGCTTCGCCTGCCCTACGACCCGAAGATCCGCGCCGGTCTGCGCGCCGTAACGAAGCAGACTACCGCCAGCGGCAATGTGCGTTTCACGGCCGAACGCACGGCAGACGGCCACGCCGACGAGTTCTGGGGGCTGGCGCTTGCGGTTCATGCGGCATCCAGTCCGCGCGCACCCATCGATTACACGCCGGCGCCGTCCACGGCCGCACGCTGGGACGGCGCCGACGGCAACGACGACAGCGACGCCGACGCCCTGGTCGGCGCCGCAGGAGCCTGGTAATGGCACAGATCCTCGACCAGTTCGGCCGCCCCATCGAGCGCGCCGTCCTCACCGAACCGCAGACCTCGCGCCTCGGACACCTGGCGCAGGAGTTCGCCTCGCATCCGTCGCGCGGCCTGACACCGGGCAAGCTGGCGCGGATCCTCGCCGACGCGGAGCTGGGCGAAATCGTCGCGCAGCACGACCTCTTCCTCGACATGGAAGAGAAAGACGGCCACATCTACGCAGAGATGAGCAAGCGCAAGCGCGCCCTGCTGACCCTGGACTGGAACATCGCGCCGCCGCGCAATGCCAGCAAGGCCGAGGAGGGCGATGCGGCCTGGCTGCGCGAGATGCTGCTCGACGTGCCGAACTTCGAGGACGTGATGCTCGATGCGCTCGACGCCATCGGCCACGGCTTTTCGGCGCTTGAGTTGGAGTGGCGGCTGCAGGGGCGCGAGTGGCTGCCGAAGTCGATCACTCATCGGCCGCAGAGCTGGTTCCAGCCCGGCCGCGACAATCGCAACGAGCTGCGCCTGCGCGACAACACGCCGGACGGCGCCGAGCTGCGTCCCTTTGGCTGGATTCTGCACACGCACCGGGCTAAGAGCGGCTACCTCACGCGCGGCGGCCTGCACCGCGTGCTGGCCTGGCCGTACCTGTTCAAGAACTATTCGGTGCGGGATCTCGCCGAGTTTCTGGAGATCTACGGCCTGCCGCTGCGCCTGGGCAAATACCCGTCGGGCGCGTCCGACCAGGAGAAGCTGACCCTGCTACGCGCGGTCTCCGGTATCGGCCACAACGCCGCCGGCATCATCCCGGAAGGCATGATGATCGAGTTCGAGGAGGCGGCGAAGGGGCAGCACGACCCCTTCGCTGCCATGATCGACTGGTGCGAGCGCACGCAAAGCAAGGCGATCCTCGGCGGCACCCTCACCAGCCAGGCCGACGGCAAGAGCAGCACCAACGCGCTGGGCAATGTGCACAACGAGGTGCGCCACGACCTGCTGGTCTCCGACGCCACCCAGCTCGCCGCCACCCTCACCCGCGACCTGGTCTATCCGCTACTGGCCATCAACCGTGGCGCGCGGGATCCGCGCCGGTTGCCGCGCTTCGCGTTCGACACCCGCGAGCCGGAGGATCTCAAGCTGTACGCCGATTCGCTGCCGAAGCTGGTGAATGTCGGCATGCGGGTTCCCGTCCGCTATGCGCACGAAAAACTGCGCATCCCGGAGCCGAAGGATGGCGAGGAGGTGCTGGCCGTCCAGGCGCCTGCGCCGCAGGAGTCGTTCAAGACTGCCCTCGCCGCCCTTAAAACCGGCGCGCCCGCCCAGGACGAATTCGACGTGTTTGCCGCCGAGCTGGCGTCGGACTGGGAGCGTGTCACTGCCCCGCTGGTCTCGCCGATCGAGCGCCTGGCGGCCGAATGCCGCAGCCTCGAAGAGTTCAAGGCCCGCCTGCCGCAGCTGCTGGAGCGGATGGACACGGCGGCCCTGACCGAGGCGCTGGCACAGGCGCAGTTCGCCGCCGCGATCTTCGGCCGCGCCGAGCCGCCGGAGGGTGGCCAGTGATGCTGCGCCTGCTCTCCCTGCCGCCCGAGGAGGCGATCGCCTTCTTCCGCCGCAAGGGCTTCAGGATCGGCTTCGACCACCGCGACGTGTGGCAGGCCGAACACCAGGCCGCCTTCACCGTGGCCAAGGCCATGCAGCTCGATCTCCTCGCCGACATCCGCGAGCAGGTCGACGCCGCCATCGAGCTGGGCACGACTTTCGAGACCTTCCGCGAAGCTCTCAAGCCGAACCTGGTCAAGCGCGGCTGGTGGGGGCGGGCGACGATGATCGACCCGACCGACGGCCAGCCCAAGGAAGTCCAGCTCGGCAGCACGCGCCGGCTCAAGGTGATCTACGACACCAACCTGCGCCAGGCGCACAGCGAGGGGCAGTGGGCGCGGATCCAGGAGAACAAGGCCGAAGCCCCTTACCTCATGTACGACCACACGCCGTCGGCGCACGAGCGCAAGGAGCACGCCGCCTGGGACGGCCTGGTGCTGCCGGCCGACGACCCGTGGTGGCAGTCGCACTACCCGGTGCGGGCCTGGGGCTGCAAGTGCCGGGTGATCCAGCTCGGCAGCCGCCAGGTCGAGCGCCTGGGCGCAAAGGTCGGCACGGCGCCGCCGGAGCGTTACCAGGACTACACGAACAAGCGCACCGGCGAAACCAGCCGCGTGCCGGCCGGGGTCGATCCCGAGTTCGCATATGCGCCCGGCGGGCGCCAGGCCCACCTGGACCGGATGCTGGCCGGTAAGGCCGCCCAGGCCGGTTTGGAGGGGCAGGCGTGAGGGTTTTTGCCAAAACCGCGATACAGGCCCCACAAGCCGCCGGGGGCTCCGGGTGGCTACCTACCCCCGGAAAATTTCCGCCAGCGGTTTTTAACGGGGGTTTAACGGGGTCAGTGGGCCGGTCCTGCGGCCTTCGCTCGCCCCTGTTTGCCGGAAATGTCCGTTTTCGGGGTTTTCAGCCAGCCGAATTAGTAAAACGCTTTAGCGGATCGGTCAGCCCGAATTGGCGAGGATGACGCACATGAAACGCATCGACATCGCCATTCTCACCTTCTCCCTGGCCGGCGCCGGAAACCGGGTGCAGCTCCTGCCCGCCGGGCCGGTGTTCCGTTCCCGCGACGGCCGGCCGGAAGGCTTGCCCGGCTATCGCATCGACGCGCAGATCGCCGCCGCGCTGATCGCCAGGACGGCCGAGCGTCAGACGCCGATGGTCATCGACTACGAACATCAGACCTTGCATGCCGAGAAGAACGGCCAGCCGGCGCCGGCCGCCGGCTGGTTCAAGACGATGGAATGGGTGGAGGGCGAGGGCCTGTTCGCCATCGACGTTGAGTGGACGCCGCGCGCCAAGGAGATGATCGCCGCCGGCGAATACAAGTACATCAGCCCCGTCCTCGCCTACAGCAGAAAAACCGGCGCCGCCCTGGAGGTTCGGATGGCGGCCATCACCAACACCCCGGCGCTCGACGGCATGGAAGCCGTCGCGGCGCATCGCTTTTTGTCAGTCGATCAACTCGCAGAGGAGAACCGCATGAACGAAATGCTGAAGAAGCTGCTGGCCGCCCTCGGCCTGCAGGAGACCGCGACCGAGGCGGATGCGCTCTCGGCCGTCACGGCGCTGAAGGCCGGCGCCGACAAGGTTGCCGGACTGGAAAGCGAAGTCGCCGCGCTGAAGGCGGCGACGCCCGACCCGGAGAAGTTCGCGCCGGTCGCCACCATGAAGGCGCTGCAGGCGGAAGTCTCGGCCCTGACGGCGAAGCTCAACGGCCAGGAGCTGGACGGCGTCATTGCCGACGCGCTCTCGGCCGGCAAGCTGCTGCCCGCCCAGGAATCCTGGGCGCGCGAGCTGGGCGGCAAGGATCTGGCTTCGCTGAAGAGCTACCTGGGCACCGCCCCGGCCGTCGTGCCGACCGGCTCCCAGACCGGCGGCAAGGGGGCGGGCGCCGGCGCCGCAGACGGCAAGCTCAGCGAGACCGATCTCGCCGTGTGCTCGCAACTCGGCATCAGCGCCGAGGATTTCCTCAAGAGCCGGACCGCCGAAGCTGCGGCGGCCTGACCATCAACCGACCAGGAGACTGAAATGGCACTCACTGCCGACCGCAACACCGTGAGCCGCAAGGGGGACGACTTCGAGTTCCCCGTCAAGGGCGCGACGAAGATCTACGCAGGCTCGATCGTCGCCATCGACAGCGCCAACGCCTACGCCACCAAGGGCGCCGCATCCACCACGCTGAAGGCCGCTGGCGTCGCCCAGGAGCTGGCCGACAACTCCGGCGGCGCCGACGGCGCCATCAGCGTGAAAGTCCGCCGTGGCGTCTTTCGCTTCGCCAACTCCTCGGCCGGCGACGCCATCACCCTCGCCGAGGTCGGCAGCGACTGCTACATCGTCGACGACCAGACCGTGGCCAAGACGAACGGCACCAACACCCGCTCGGTCGCCGGCAAGGTTCGCGACGTCGACGCCGCCGGCGTCTGGGTCGAGATCTAAGCGGCCAGGCATCGACAACCCCTCCCACATCCACAGGAGAAATACATGAAATCCCTGCTCAAGCTCTTCGCCTGCATCGGCCTGGCCCTGCTGGCGACCCTGGCCGTGCCCGCCGGCGCGGCAGACGGCGATGCCATGCCGTCCGTGTTGATGGCCGGCATGCTGGTGAACAAGGCGGCGCTCGACTCGCTGTTCACCGGCCTCAAGACGATCTTCAACAACGCCCTGAAGGCCGCCTCCGGCGACTGGCAGAAAACGGCTATGGAGGTTCCCTCCACGGCGGCCGGAGAGGATTACGCCTGGCTGTCGCGTTTCCCCAAATTCCGCAAGTGGGTCGGCGACAAGCAGATCAAGAACATCGAGGCCGGCAAGTACTACCGGAAGAACGAGGACTGGGAAGCCACCATCGCGGTCAAGCGCAACGACATCGAGGACGACCGGCTCGGCATCTACAACACCCAGGCGCTGGGCGCCGGCGAGGCGGCCGGCGAGCTGCACGACATCATCGTCGACGACCTGAAGAACAATGCCTTCGCCAACCCCTGCATGGACGGGCAGTACTTCTACGACACCGACCATTCCGTGGCTGGCGCCAGCGTCAGCAACAAGCTGACCGTCGCACTGTCGGCCGCCTCGGTCGCCGCCGCCACGGCCAGCTACGGCGCCGCCCGCGCCGCCATCATGAACTTCAAGGACGAGGAGGGCATGCCGCTGCGCCTGGTGCCCGACACCCTGGAGGTGCCGCCCGCCCAGGAGGCGACCGCCCGCCTGCTCTGCGAGGGCGAGAAGCTCGCCGACGGCGCGACCAACCCGTTCCGTAACACCGCCAAGGTGCTGGTGAATCCCGGTCTGACCAGCGCGACCGCCTGGTTCCTGCATGTCACCAGCAGGCAATCGGTCAAGCCGTTCCTGGTGCAGATGCGCAAGCGCCCGGTGTTCGTCTCGCAGACAAGCGCCGAGAACGACGACGTGTTCAACCGCGCCGAATACAAGTTCGGCGCCGAAGCGCGCGCCACCGGCGTGTATGGCTTCTGGCAGTTGAGCTGCGGCTCGACCGGTGCGGGCTGATAGCAGCCGGCTGATTGAAGGCGGCCGGCAGGCCGGCCGCCTTTTGTAAGCCCGCAGCACCTAACCACCAGGAGAACGAAATGGCAAAGGAAGAGAAAGCGAAGGTCGCCGCGCCGGAGAAAGCGGAGAAAGACCAAGCGCCGGGAAAAACCGACGCCGAGATCAAGGTGAGCAAGCTGGTCGTGCGCTCGCAGGTCGCCGGCTTTCGCCGCGCCGGCCGCGTCTGGCCGGCTGAAGAAGTCACGGTCAGCACCGACGAGTTCACCGCCGAGCAGATCGAGCAGCTCCTCGCAGAACCGATGCTGGTCGTGTTGCCGGTCGCCGCCGAGTAACGCTCGATGCCCTACGCCACCGCCACCGAGCTG